ACAAAATTAACACAAGAAAGACTTGGTATTGAAAATGTTGAAAATAGTGAAAAATTTAATGTTTATATGACAAAAAACCATAGTTTAAAGCAACCTATTGTAAATATGAGACAGAAGGAAACATACCTTGCATAAGATGAACTTATAAGACACAAAAAATTCTCTGAATCAGATATATATCAACAACCACAATGTATAAATTAATCAAGTATGATTGATTAATTTAATAATCTAACTGATAGATGTCAAATAAGTCAGTTGTCATTAGAATTTGCTGAACTCGCATAAGTGAAAGCTTCATATTTAAGAGCTGTTAAACTTGATAATCCAAATGCCAATTTCACAATAGATTATGATGATACACCAGTAAGGGGTGACATTATTAACAAAATGATAAATAAACCAAATGAATAAAAGCATAACTCAAATATGGTTAATCCAAAAGAGTTTCTTGATATCTTTGACAATGTTTAATCTGATATAGCAAATGGTCTCAATGAAGTACAAAAAAGATCTGTGTCTAAAAGAACTATAAGGGACCTGATAAAGTAATCAATCAATACAGGTAAGTTAAGTGAATGCACTGTATGGGCAAATGCATTTAATCTATTCACTCAAATAACATGGATTCGAGAGTAATGGGATAAAATGAGACATGCATACAACAACAAGTTGTATTTATGCTAAAACAGAGATAAAAAACTATATTAATGTAGATAAGCAAGAGATTAAGATTCGACTGTTGAATGTAAATCAGGATAGGACATAATAAAACCAAAAGAATTTGTTGTTGGAGAATAAGTGTTTATCATTAGTTACAATTTTTGTTATGTAATCAATGTTGCTGAAAGTGGATATAATAAGAAAATGTAGATACTAACTGATGAGCAATTAAGTTGTTATTCTGATATGTCAAATTCTTAAATGAATATGAGTCATTAATTACTCATTGCTGATGAAGTAAACGATAAATTATATGAGACAAAACCCAATTCTCATGATATAATGTTTAGTTTGATTGATGAGATAGCTAAGTACCTGAAAAATTATGCATCAACAGCCTTCAACCTTATTGCTTGTATTGAAGATGCAGTTGTAGTAAACATAGCAAAATACTATGATAAATCTGGTTACATAGTTGAATATGAAAATAAAATAATGGAACCGATAAGAGAGTGGTTTACATTGAATAGTCCTTTCTCGTAAAAAGGTAAAACATGTATTTCACCTGGAAGAAGATTCTAAGATTAATTATCACAAACTCTTCAAAGGTTATCAGAAAATTATATGTGTGCATGGGATATTCATGGATCGTAAAGATTGTGGCAACATCCCGTCATCGATGTAGAGAAAACAATATTGAAGACAAAAAAGCATTGCACACAAAACAAACCAGAAGAACCTAATTACAATGAGATAGACAATTGTTGTAATAATCTGAAGCTTCTATGGATGAGAAGGTAATATGAGCAGAATGGAAAAATGCCAAATATGTATTAAAAAGAAAATTCTGAATTTGATTAAGTATAAAATCAATTACAAAACAAAGAAGATATTTTAAAATATGATAATATAAAAATATTTTCGGGTGTAGTTCCATATGTGTGCGAAAACTTTGATTTTAAAGTACCACCTGCCAGTCTTGTAGATGATAAAGCAGTGTCACCACTTTAATCTGACTCAGACTGCTTATTCTGCCCAAAAAGAGTAAAATCAATGAGGACAAAAATAAGAAAGGAAAATGAGAGCTTTATTAGATCACTCAAAAGGCGATCTCCACACTGTTTTAACTAGATTGGTTCAGATGTCGATGGTGAACCATTGTTAGATAAAGATCATCACGAGAGAAGAGTGATAATAGAGTTCTTGAGAAGAAGCCCAGAATAACACGAGCAACTTCTTATGAACTATGCATTTGGAGTTCCCAATTTTGAATTGATGGTTGAATAGATAATACTTTTCAAACCAAAAGAAAGAGAAATAAAGGATGCTGGAAGAATATTTGGAGTTGCAAATTACAATTTTCGATAAGCTGTTACATCAGGTGAAGAATATGCAAGAAAGCACTTAATGAAATTATTGCACGAAACAACGCTTACTATGAGTGGTACCCAGGCTGATAATAAGTTACACTTATTCAGTCAGAATACTTGGGATATTCTGTAAATTTTCTAGCTCATGAGTGGTGATTTTACAAAATGGAATCTAAATTTTAGGTATTGGAGTACATTTCCATATTTCAAATTATTTGATGCAATAGCCACATCAGGGATGTTGTAGAAATCAACACATCCAGACTTGTCAGCAATGAAATAGTTAGTTTTACCAGATACGATCCCTAAAGATATGAAAAAAGACCATTTAGATAAGAAGCTAACAGAGTTATGGGGCAATTTCGGCACACTTGAAGACTTGTTACAAATTGGCGGTGTTGAAGGGATGAGACAAAAACCTTGGACAATTGTCACTATGGCATTATTTAGATATGCTGAATTTATAACAAAAGTGAAGATTGATTTGACATTGCAAGGAGACAACACAGAGACAAAGATTTATGCCCGCAGAAGCCAAGAGTAAATTTACGAGTATAATGGTAAGAAATAAACAAAAAATCATGATGTTGATAAATAAAGAAAAACATTATAAAATATTTGCAGATATCATAATGTATATTTAAAAGAAACTGAGAGCTATGTATCAAGAAACATTGCAGTATAATCAAAAGTTCTGTGGATAAATGGACATAAACATTACACATGTTTGAAAAAAGTTTCCAGAGTGAATGCACAAGTGAACACAGCATAACCTTGTGTACAAGATAGAGTCGCAGGAATATAATCCGATCTCATGATATTAATGGAGCACACACCATAATCATTTCATAATTATGAACTTATAACTGCATCAGCACTTTATGCAATCATATCTGAATAATTACTTATGCGAGGAGTATGGGTTTAACCTTCAAACTTGTGGGTTAAAAAGACTGACTCTATGAACAATAATCATGTTAACTTAAATAAAGGGTTAATATTAAATACAGATTATTTGAAATTGATGCTAAATACTGGAACAGAAGGAGTTGGTTTTTCAACTTCAAATCCATAAGATGTGTTAACAGGAGGACTTGAAGACAGATTACCATCAAGAGTGAAGTGGCTTCAGGTGCTCAAGCATGCTAATCAGGGTGAGTCAATTTATGATAAAATATTAAATGGGTTTTTATGCAGTGATTTATATGATGAAGATTATGATCTAAGTATTATGATCAAGAGCATGAGATCATTGCCGACAAAGAATAAGTGGACACCAACATCGGAACTCAAGTCAAAAATTCGTGACTGGCTTAACAATAAGATAGGAACTTCTGAATTCGCACGTGCCATATCTAGAAACAATGAGCCGTTAGCAGTACTAATAAGATTTGTTATCAAGACAATGAATCCCTGTTTCCCTGAATTTCTCGGACCCATACTAAAATTTACAACTATGGGAATAGATGATGAACTACTAAGTTCAGTGATGAATTC